GAATGAATATAACTCATCGTAAGTTCCTTCGTTATAGTTTGAATTAGTGAATGCCGAATATGCTATATGGTATGTATCCCCGCTCAATTCTACGGGAAATAATGTATCGTTTGTTAGAAATTGTAAAAGAGATAATTCTCCGATTGTTTTACCTGTTAATGCCATAATTTGTTTTTTATTTTATAAATATTTTTAATTTTATTTTAATACATTAAATAAAAATTATCACCAACAATAATATATTCATCATTTTCAGTTATAATTGGATTAATTAAAATGTCAATTGGTGTTGAAGGTGTAGGAGTTGGTGTAGGAGTGCTTGTCAATGTTGGTGTTGGGGTACTTGTAAATGTAGGTGTCGGTGTGAGTGTTGGAAATGGAACACATTTTGTTTCAGTTGGTGTTGGAGTAGGCGTAGATGTTGGGGTTGGTGTTGGAGTTCTTGTTTGAGTTGGGGTTGGTGTTGGAGTAGGTCTAACAACATTTAATATATTTGGACATTCAATACCGTTTACAATAACAACAATTGTGTAAACACCATAAACATCTATAGGTGGAGTTAATAAATAAGGTCTAAACAAAAATGGTAATGTTTGTTGCCCCAAATTAATTACTACATTATCAACATCAGGGGTAAAGATTATATTAGCAATCTCCCCGTCGTAATTTATACTATTAATTGTTATTGATTGTGACATATTAAATTACTTATTGATTATATTATTGTTGTTGTAACAGGAATTGTCGTTGTTGTTGTGGTTGAAATATTCCCTATTGTGTATGTGAAATCATCCGGAGGACAAATTTCAGTACTACAATCAGGACAATCAGGGTTAAACATTCTAAACGTATTTTTCAATATATTAAAATTGTGTTTAACTTCCGGAGCCGATAATGGTGTTACATACATTCTAAATTGAGAAATACCCCCTTCAAATGTTCCTGCGAAATTTTGTTCAATAACAATATTTGTATTCATTCCATTAAATGTAGTTCCCGTTAAATCATTAACAGGAAAACATTCAGGGTCTTGTTGATATGGTCCATAAGGTAATGTACAAGATGAAAATGTTAAATTTTCTCTCAATCCTTGAGTCCCTCCACCCCATGATATATTAAATGGAACACCAACTTGTTTTTCTTTATCCGTACTTAAAGCTCTTGGAATAATTTCTTCAAAATCTTCAATCGTGTAAAATATTTTACCATTGATATAAATTTTTAATCTTCCTCTTCTATATTTTTTTTCATCTAACCATCTTTCGTTTAAATTAACTAATTCAATTTTTGATGGTTCAATACCGTCAGGTTGTGTATAAGGTACTGTAATTAATGATATTGAATTATGTGCCAATGACTCCAAATATTTCTCTTGAGTTATAATCCCCAAACCACCACGATACCATAAATCGCAATCATCTAACCAAGTGTATCTTTCCCATACAGCATCTAATTGAAACCAGTGTTCTTCTTCTAACCAAGCCGGGTTATCAACTAAACAAGTTGGGTAAATTCCACCAGGAGAACAATATTCTGTTACCGTATACCCTGTAGTATATGTAATTCCACTAGTTGAACAACTTCCACTAGTTTCACACCCTCCTGTAAATCTTAAAACTTTAACACCTATCTGAGGATTTTTAGGGTCTCCACATAATTTAAACGATAATGCGTTTGACATCGCATCATATAATGGATTTGTCTCACACGTATACTCTATTGACGTAAACCCTGTTGGTTTACAGGTTAAACAATTTCCAAAATCATAACATGTTGAACAACTATAACAAGTGTTAGTACACACAGGCGTTACAGAGTCACAATTTGTTGGTGTTGATGTTGGACTCGGAGTAGGTGTAGGTGTAGGTTCTATAATTGAACCACAAGTATGAGTTTGACATTCCCAACCACAAGTTTCACATGGACCTAAATTACAATCACAACCACAGGTTATTTTTTGTTGAGGGTTACCGTTACACTCATCACAACCATAATTAACGTGTGGGTCATGAATATTATCTAAAGACCTTGGCGGATATACGTAGATACATCGACTATTAGTTATTGTTCTATTACAACACGCACAAGTTTGAATACAATTATATAAATCTGAAGTTACACGAGTATATCCTGTAAAACAATTAGGGTGACCATCGGCATGATGATAAAATTTATTTTCAGCTCTTGCCCCTAAATAAAAAAATATGTTTTTATTCTGAGGATAAATCTCGTTTAATGTTGTTTCATCTGATGATGGTGCGTATTCGTTGTATAATCTTGGTTTTAATAACATTTCAACAGACCATCCTCTGTTCATTCTTTCGGGAAATATTTCATAGTCATACCCAAATAACTTATAGAAACCTTGATAAAAACCTCCATATAATTCATGGTATCTACCTTCATAAGGACTATACTTACTTACAACTTCATATAAAACAGTTTTATTAAATCCTGAAAATCTAACATTAGGTGATTGAGTATTACCTGTAACTTGGAATAATTTTAATCTTCTATCAAAATGTAATCTATCAAATTTTAAATAATCTGAAAATATTCCTTCTGTAAAAGTTATAGTTTCTCCGGTCATTTTGGTCACTAAACCATTATCAATTCCTGTTAACCCTATATCACAAGATGTGTGAGAATTAAAACAAGTTATATCCAATTCTTTAGGGTTATAATAATTTTGAGAAACAAAAATATTGTTTTGATTATAACTTTTATAATTTAATGTTAAATCTTGAACACAAGAAGGGTTATCAATGTCAAAATAAAATGGTAATCTATTACCATAGGTCTGAGCAATCAAATATGGGGAGAACACAACCTCTTGATTGTAGTCTCTTTCATCGGATGTTATAGACATATCATAGGATTCTAAAGCAAAATTTAGACCCCAATTTGGATAGACGTATTGATTTATATTTTGTTGTGCCATCTTTTTTATGATAAATACATTAAAACGAAGTATTTATATGAAAAAGTTATATGATAAATTTTAATACAGAGTACTATAGTAATAATTATTACTTCTTTTTAAAAGAAAGAGAGGACAAAATATCCTTATATTATTCTATTGCGGATACTTTAACTGAATCTAGAAAGAATGATGAGAGAATTGATTTCGATAAAAAAGATTCTAAAAAAATTAAAAATATTGTTGGGAATGTTTTAAAATCTAAAACAAAAGTTTCTAAAAACGCGTTAACTAAAAAGTTAAAAAGTATTAAACCTAAAAAAGAAATTGATGAATTAGTTGATTCTGATGGCTCAATGTTAAGTTCAAAAATACCATTTCTTAATCAAACATTAACACCTCATAAAACTACCGACCAAACAGTTGCAATGGCAAGAATTACAAATGACCCTGTTACTAGAGGTTATAGAGTTTATTATGGTGAGAGTAAAGAAAAGTCTGATGAAGTTATTAATGAGGTAGATTATTCGGAAGCGTTTGGATATGAGGAAACAAAAGATATGGATTTTGATGATACCGTTAAAACTCTTGAAGAGATGGGTGTGGAAAACGCTATTGAACGAGCAAAACAATTTGGAAAGTTACCAAAAGAAGAAATTGAAAATGGTGAACTAAGACAGAGATTATCAGAAAAGGATAGTATTGAGGAACAACAAAAACAAAAAATGATTAAAATGGTTGAGGATATGTTAACCAAAAAATCTAAATCATCTGATGTTGTTAACAAGTCTTCAGGAAATTCTGACGTTATTAAAAATAAAGGTGTAAGTAAAATATTATTAAAAAATATTGAGTCAATTAAAAAAATTGCAGATAAAGAAGGAATTAGTATTAATATGTTAATCAAAGCTTTGAAATCTAATGAATAAAGATTTATACGGAAATACCGTTCAACTACCTGAAGATGTTGTAGAATATTTACAACAATGTTTTGATTCCGCAAATACGGATGACACAACCATTGAAGGTCACAAAAGAAATCAAGAATTAAGAGATAGTCGTGAAGTTACTTACCAACAATTAAAACGAATGAAAAATTGGTTTGATAATTTTAATGGACTTGAGAACGATTTACCATTTATCTTAAACGGTGGTCATTATGTTAAGAATTGGGTTAACGATACTTTAGGGGGGATGAGAGACAATGTTTATCTTGGTAAGAAAGCAAAAGCAGAAGTATTACCAAATCAATTCATACAAACACACACGAAAGATAATTTAAATAATATGAATAGGTCAAGTAAAAACCATAATTCAACTGTTGGAGATATTAATAAAAATATCACAGAAAATTTAAAAAGAATAAACGAATTAATAAAAAAAATAATTTAACATGGCAAATTTAGAACCTTTAGATTTCGCACAACCTGAAAACGAATTATCTGCAATTGCGGATATGCAAAGAAAAATGTTATTTCCTAAAAATGACTTTAAAATTACTAATCAATACTCATCCGTTAATCCTGATGCTTTAGCAGATGGAGATACTCAAGGTAAAGGTACAGGAGGGTTTTTAGATGTTTACAATCAAAATGCGGGAGCAATTCAAGACATTATGGAAAGAAAGTCTGAACTAGTTGTTAACGAATACAAAGAAGACAAACCATACACGACACCAAGTGCATAATGAAACTTTACAACACATTTAAATCACTTATTTTAGAAATAGCGTCTGTTGACTCTATAGTCGACGCTATAAAAAAACGAGATAAGATTATAATTTACTATGATGGTGATGAACCAGGTGGTCGAGGATTACGTTTAATCGAGCCCGTTTGTTTTGGTTATTCAAAAGCGGATAACCCTGTTGTTAGAGCATGGGACTCACAAGGAGCTTCACACACTGCGTATTTAGGTGAACAACCATTACCAGGATGGAGACTTTTTAGAGCCGATAAAATATTTTCTTTCAAACCAACAGGAGAAACATTTAACGAGGCAAAACCAAACTATAATCCTAATGGGGATAAAAGTATGAATCGAGTTATTATTAACGCAGATTTTTCTGAAGTAACCCCACAAACACCGGAAACGCCAGCCCCTGAAACAGAAACTGAAGTTGCGGTCGATGATGTAATTAACGATGTAATTATTACTACCGTTAATGATATGATTAATAGTATTATAGAAAAAGATGGTGTTGATTCGTTAGAGGGTGTTGATTTATCAAAAGCCGCTGAATCATATAAAAGAATATATTCAGGCATTGAGGGTAAAATTCGTAGAAACTTATCCAATCAAGAAAAGAATGATTTAAGACCAAAAGTTTCAGAACTAATAAAACAATCTCAAAGTTTAATTAAAAAATAATATGACAAACGAAAATGATTTAATTCAAAAACTTATGATTTCCAAACAGATAATGGAAAAACATAATCAAACACCAAGAGGTGGTATGCCATCGATGGATTCGTATAACACTCCAGAAGTCGCAACTTATAACGCTCCTCCCGCAACATATAATTTACCTCAAGATATGTTACAAGAAGCTTCGGTACCTGTACAACAAGTTAATCAACCAATGACTCAAGATAGAGTTATGGCATCAAAATTACCGGATGAAATTAAAAGATTAATGATTGAACATCCAATTTCACAACCTGCTGGTATGGGAGGTCCAACATTATCTAATGATTTAATCGATAAAGCGGCAAGATTAATGAATACTGATGCTCGAGGTAATCAAGTTAATCAGGTAAAACAAAAAGTTCAAGAACAATCACAACCACAACCTAGTTTTAATAATAAACAATTAAGAGACATGTTAAAAGAAGTTGTTGAGGAAGTTTTGCAAGAAAATGGTATTTTAGCCGAATCAACACAAAAATCAAATGAAGTGTTTTCTTTTAAAGTTGGAAAACATGTGTTTGAAGGTAAAGTAACCAAAATAAAAAAAATGTCTTAAACTTTATTTACTTTAAAATTTAAACCCCCTAAGGAAACTTAAGGGGTTTTTTATTTCTTAATTCTTGATATTATGATACTATTTAATTATATTTTCTGTGATAATATTAAACTATGAAAGAAAAAATAAATGTTTTAGTTCTCGCGTCAGATAAAACAGGCGTAGGGAAATTCAGGTCTTTAGACCCACATATTAAGTTACAAAATCTATATCCTGACGATTTCCACGTTGATATTGATTATGAACCAAGAATAAATGATATAAAGTATTGGGATAAATACCAAATAATCCATGTGCATCGAAATATTGGTAGTCACTATGACCAAACACCATCAATTGTTAAATATTTAAAATCAATTGGTAAAGTGGTTGTTATTGATATTGATGATTATTGGTTACCAACTATTGACCATCCAATACATAGTATTATTGTTCAAAATAAAATTCACGAGAAAATTGTCGCAAACTTAAAAGAAGCTGATTGGGTTACAACCACAACTGACATATTCGCCAATGAAATTCGTAAAATCAATAAAAATGTTTTGGTATTACCAAACGCTATTGACCCTAATGAACAACAATTTAATCAACCAACACCACCGTCAGATAAAATCAGAATTGGTTGGTTAGGAGGGTCTTCACATTTACACGATTTAAATTTATTAGGTGATTTCGTTCAAAAGAATCAAGACATTAATGATAAATTACAATATGTAATTTGTGGGTTCGACACAAGAGGTTCTGTAACTGAAATTAATCCACAAACAGGTGAACAAAAGAAAAGAGATATTCTTCCACACGAAACTGTATGGGTTAATTATGAGGGTATCTTTACAAATAATTACAAAACATTAGATGAAAATTACATTAAATTCTTAAAGGAATTTAAAGAGAATGAATATATTTCAGATAAAGAATTACCATACGTTAGAGTTTGGACAAAACCGGTTAATTCTTACGCTATGAATTATTCAAAATTTGATATATCTTTGGCACCGATTAAAAATCACATCTTTAATAGAATGAAATCTCAATTAAAAGTAATTGAGGCAGGATTCTATAAGAAAGCATTAATTGCGTCTGAAATTGGACCATATACTATAGATTTAAAACATTGTTTAAAAAATGGGGTATTCACCGACGAAGGAAATGCGATTTTAATCCCTGAAAGTAGGAACCATAGTGATTGGTCTAAATCAATTAAAAAATTAGTTCAGAATCCTGAAATGATAACTGAGTTAGGAGAGAGATTATATAATACCGTAAAAGACAAATATGACCTTAATAAAGTAACGGTTACAAGAGCGGAGTTTTACAAAAGTTTAATCAAATAAAAAACAAAAAATGATAAAAATACCTTTAACTAAAATATTATTTTTAGATATAGAAACTGTTGGAATTGAAAAAGATTATGACACTTGTTTAGAAAAGAGACCTGAACTCGCTAAACAATTTGACAAATATTACGATTGGTTTTTAAAACGATTTCCTGAAGATAAGGAAATTGAAGTTAACCAAAAAAATACAGTGTTTGCAACAAGAACAGCTTTAGTTCCTGAATTTGCAAAAATTGTTTGTATGAGTGTTGCGTTTGTAATGGATAATGGAGATATAAAAAAAACAACCTTTTCCGGAGACAACGAAAAAGAGGTATTAAAAGAATGTCAAAAATTATTAGACCGTTGTGGTAAATTAGATTTTTTTCTATGTGGACATAATTTAAAAAACTTTGACATTCCAATGACAGCTAAAAGAATGATTATTAATGGATTATTACCCCCATCAATTCTACCTTCTTACGATACAAAGCCGTGGGAAATCAAAGCTATTGATACTAGAGAAATTTGGCAATATGGTGCTTATACAGCGATTGGGTCATTAGACTTGATGTGTACTTCAATGGAAGTTCCATCACCAAAAGAGGGTGAAGTTACCGGAGATAAAGTACACGACGCATATTGGAACAAAGATATGTTAGAAGAAATATCTGCATATTGTGAACGTGACGTATTAGTCTTAATTGACATAATAAAAAAATTAAAAGAATTAGAATAATGTTTAACGAAGATTTAGATTTTTTAAAAAACAAAGCGGAAGAATTAAAAAAATTAGCGAATATTGATTTAGATGATTTAAGTTATGATGATATAATGAGTGAATTTGGTTTGGATTTAAAACAACTTGAAGAAGATATGTTAAATTCAAAAACAAGATTACCATTAGGATTTGTAAAAATTCATCCCGACGCAATAACCCCGAAATATAATTATGATAGTGATTCAGGTTTTGACCTACATTCTGTTGAAGATGTTACCATAGAAGCTTTCGGTCGAGCGTTAGTTCCTAGCGGACTATCCTTTGATATTAAAGATGGATATGAGATTCAAGTTAGGACTAAAAGTGGTTTAGCCATTAATCAGGGTCTTATGGTTTTAAACTCACCTGGAACTGTGGATTGTTTTTCAGAAGATATGAAAATACTAACAATTAAGGGTGAAAAAACGATAAATGAATTAAATCTTAATGATGTTATCTTTTCATTTAATGAAAAGACATTAGAAATTGAAAAAGATATTATTACCAACATTTTTAACACGGAAGAACAGGAAATAATTGTTTTTGAAACTGACAATGGAATATTAGAGGTTACACCTAATAGTGAAGTTTATACTAAAAGAGGGTTATTGTTGGCTAAAGATGTGAAAGAAAATGATGAGATTATTGTTTTTTATTAACCTGTGTAATATTTATCAATAAAGATAAAGGGTATAATGGTAAAATGTTTAATTTGTGGGGTAGAAAAAAAATGTTCAATTGTTGAACATTTAAAATTTGTACATCAATTAAAATCTGATGAGTATAAAAAAATGTTCTTTGGTTCAAAAGTTAAATCAGATGACGAACTATTAAAAATGTCGGATAGAGCCAAAAAAAATTGGAGTAGTCCTGAGTATAAAGAATCTCAAATTAAAATTAGAAAAATTACACATCAAGACCCAATTTTTAAAGAAAAGATGTCTGAAACTTTAAAGAAAAAACATAAAGAAAATCCGGAGTTATTCACAGGATTTACTCAATGGTCTAAAACTGAGAAATATAAAGAATGGGTTATATCAAAAGAACGAACAGATAAAATATCTAAAACTAGTAAAAAAAGATGGGAGAATGACGAATATCGAGAAAAAACCATCAATTCTATTAAGAAATCATTAAATGATGGAAGGTGTGATAAATCGTTAGAGTTTAGAGAAAAAATGTCAATAATTATTTCAAAATTATATGCAAATGGTACAATATCTAACGAATCAAATAAATATAAAACAGGTAAATATAATTCAAAAACAAATGAGGTATTTTTATATTCCTCATCATATGAATTGGAATCTATGGTATTATTTGATGATTCCAACAATATAAAAAGTTGGACTAATAAACATGGAATTAGAATTAAATATTTTTATAATAATTTAAATAGAAATTATGTTCCCGATTTTTTAGTTGAGTTTATAAATGGAGTTACTTATATTATTGAAATGAAAGGATGGAACACTGAAGAGGTTGATATTAAAGAATATTACACAAAAAAAACATACCCTAACTATAAAATATTCTATAGTGTTAACGAATTAAAACAATTTATAAATGAAAACAACTAAAATACTTAAAATTTCAAAAACAAGAAAACAAACTTATGATATTACCGTTGAAAATAATCATAATTTTTTCTGTAACAATCATTTAATTCATAATTGTGGTTATACCGGAGAAGTTAAAGGAATTATATTTAACACCAATAATCATCCTGTAACAATAACTAAAGGAATGAAATTTGGTCAAGCGGTGTTGTGTCCCGTTGTAAATGGGGGTTGGGTTCATTTGGACCAAAGAGACAAAGTTACAGATAAAGAAAGAGGTGATAATGGGTTTGGCTCAACAGGATTAATATGATAACAGTAATATACTCAACACATAAAGATGAACAATATAATAACAAATTTAAACAACATTTGTTACAAACCGTTGGTTTAAAAGACGTTCAAATTTTAGAATACAAAAACAATAATGAATTTAGTTTGGCTGAGATTTACAATAAAGGTATTTCTCAATCAATTTTTGATATTGTAATTTGTTGTCATAACGATATCAAATTAGAAAATGGTTGGGGAAAAAAATTATTAAAAGATTTTTCAAATAACCCTGATTATGGGATTATTGGAAAAGCCGGTTCTTGTT